TGACTAAAAGTATTCTTTTCTACCTTAGTTCCAGAGAATGTAGCAGAACCAGATCCAACATGAATAAATTGAATTTGAAGCTCTGTTAACGAAGATCCAGAAACATTAATTGTTCCGTATGGGTATGTTGTTTCTGAATAAGGAGGATCTACTAAACCATAATCCTCTGTAGATTCATTGACAGAATCATAAACAAATCCATAATCATATTCAGATTCGTCAGTTGAATCATAAACAAATCCATAATCAATTGTTCCATCAAAAACAAAAATAGCACGTTCGTTATATACAAATGTGCTTTTTTCAACCTTAGTTCCTGAAGCAGTAAAGAGTAGAGTTTGATCTGGAGGATTAGATCCTGTTGCTTCGGCGGAACCGTTAAATGTGGAGAAAGATCCAGATCCAATTTGACTAAAAGTATTCTTTTCTACCTTAGTTCCAGAGAATGTAGCAGAACCAGATCCAACATGAGTTGCTGGAATTGAAGACTCTAAAGATGATCCTCCAAAACGTGCGGTTCCATATGGAAGTATTTGATCGGATAAATTAGAAATATTAAACCATTTAGAACCAGATCCCTCATATGAATTTTCAATAGATGCATCTAAATGTAAAAGTAATCCAGAACTTACAGTAATTGAAGTATTTGTAGTTAAACCTAAACGATTTCCTACTGCATTATAATTTTGCAGTATTTCTGAATCAGATAAAGAGCGATTATAAATTGCAATTTGATATATTGCTCCATCAAAATATTCATCGGCAACAAAATCACTTCTTCCAATATAATTAAGAGTTCTTAAAACATTTGTTGGAAGACTTGTATAAGATTGGGTGTGAATCCCAACTCCATTTCTATAAAAAGTGCAATTTATACCATCAATTTTTACTGCATAATGAGCAATTTGATTATCAAGAATTCCATTTAAAATTTCAACGGATCCTTGAGATACTCCTCCATTAAAGGTTTCAAAGTAAAGAGTATTGGTTAAATTTTTTCTAGAAAATACAATGTTATTGGAAGGTTGTCCATTACCAAGATCAATAATTCTTTCCCAATTACTTTGAGATCCGAAATCAGCAAAAACAGATATTGTTAATCCAGAGGTAAAATCTGCATATCCATCACCCAAATCAATATAATCATTATTACCATCAAATACAAATCCACCACCATATTGTGAAGTAAATGTTGGTCCTACAAGTAAAGCATCATTGAACCCAGATGCAACAAACCCAGAAGGTTCAATAGACCTTTCATTATAAGAAAATACATTCCTTTCAACCTTAGATCCTGAAGCAGTGAAAAGTAATGTATTTTCGGGTGGGTTTGTACCAAAGACTTCTGCAGAACCATTGAATGCGGAGAAGGATCCAGATCCAATTTCCCTAAAGGTATTCTTCTCTACCTTAGTTCCAGATAATGTAGCAGTACCTTCACCAACAGCACGGTTTTGAGTAATAAAAGTAATTTCTGATGCAGCACCATTAATTGTTACCGTACCAAATGGGAATGCATCAGATGCATAATAAATGTATCTAAAATCAGAAGTTTCGGAAATTTCTGTTTCAGTAATTGATCCATAATCATCAAATACTGTTGCAGTAGTTCCAATTCCACCATAATCTGATGGTAATTCTACTGTAAGAATTGACCTTTCATTATAAGAGAAAGTATTTTTCTCAATCTTAATTCCACTTCCCCTAAAGAGAAGAGTATCTTCTGGAGGGTTGACTAAAGTAGATTCTGCGGATCCATTAAATGTAGAGAAAGATCCAGAACCAATTTCTCTAAAGGTATTCTTTTCTACCTTAGTTCCAGATAATTCAAATAAAAGAATAGAGTCTGGAGGATTAGATCCTGTTGCTTCTGCTGCTCCACTTAATCCATATAACTGACCAGAACCATAATAAGCATTAGTTTCTCTTTCAACTCTATTGCCAGAAAATTCAAATAGAACTATATTTTCTGGTGGGTTTGCGCCAAAGACTTCTGCAGCACCATTAAATGTGGAGAAAGATCCAGATCCAATTTGACTAAAAGTATTCTTTTCTACCTTAGTTCCAGAGAATGTAGCAGAACCAGATCCAACATGAATAAATTGAATTTGAAGCTCTGTTAACGAAGATCCAGAAATATTGATTGTTCCGTATGGATATGCTGTCTCACTGTAAGGAATATTAACTGAACCATAATCCTCTGTAGATTCATTGACAGAATCATAAACAAATCCATAATCATATTCAGATTCGTCAGTTGAATCATAAACAAATCCATAGTCTACTGGAAGATCAATTACAATTATAGAATTTTCATTATATGAATAAGTTGATTTTTCAAGTTTAGTTCCAACAATATCAAACAGACTTATATCTACATCATAATTCTTACCAATTACTTCTGCAGAACCAGAAAGTGTGGAGAAAGATCCAGATCCAATTTGACTAAAAGTATTCTTCTCTACCTTAATCCCTGTAGCAGTGAATAAAAGAGTATCTTCTGGAGGATTGGATCCTGTTGCTTCTGCAGCACCGTTAAATGTAGAGAAGGATCCAGAACCAATCTCTCTAAAAGTATTCTTCTCTACCTTAGTCCCTGTAGCAGTGAATAGAAGAGTATCTTCTGGAGGATTCGATCCCTTAACTTCTGCAGATCCTGATGCAAAATTAAATACTCCAGAACCAATTTCTCTAAAGGTATTCTTCTCTACCTTAGTTCCAAAAAGTTCTATTGTACCTTCACCAACAGCACGGTTTTGAGTAATAAAAGTAATTTCTGATGCAGCACCATTAATTGTTACCGTACCAAATGGGAATGCATCAGACCCATAATAAATGTAAGCATAATCTCCAGTAGAACTTAGTTCTGACTGAGTAATTGATCCATAATCATCAAATACTGTTGCAGTAGTTCCAATTCCACCGTAATCTTCTGGACTTTGTGCAACAAGAATTGACCTTTCATTATAAGAGAAAGTATTTTTCTCTATCTTAATTCCACTTCCCCTAAAGAGAAGAGTATCTTCTGGAGGGTTGGATCCCTTAACTTCTGCAGATCCATTTGAAATTTCAAAGGATCCAGACCCTAATATTGTTTGAGGAGTAAATGAGTTTCCTGAACTACCAGAAAATATTACAGTTCCCGTTGCAATATTTTGTGGAGAAGGAATAATTAACGAAGAACCAAGTACAGGGACTGTGCCAGATCCAAATTTCGTCTGAGTTACTTGTTCTTCGCTAATTGCACCAAAAACTTCTATAAAAGAAGTCCCTGGTTGTAAATCTTCTTCAAGAGTTGTAACTAGACCCCAATCCTCAGTTTCTGTAGCGGAAGAGGATGTGGTCCCAAAATTTTCAGATTCAGTAACTGATTGAGTTACTAAACCCCAATTTTCTTTTATGTATAATTCGGGCGAGTAAAATACTGTCATCGTACTGTACCCGAAGCTAGATATGGAGATACTATTCTTTCAAGACCATTATCTATTTCAAAGAGAGTTCCAAACCCAATCCATGTCAAAATAATCCCACAGAAAACAATTACGTCTTCATTGAGATTTTTATATTCTTCAAATATTTCTACAAAAATTATTTTAGAATTGCCTTTAACTTTTAATGAAGATCCTTTTCCAGTTGAACAATACGAAAAAGTATTTGATAAATTTTTGTGATCTTCTTCTTCATCTTCTTCACATAAGTTATTTTTTTGTGTAGGCATTGCACCACAATCAACTATCTCAGTGACAGGATCGGCAATACTTCCGTAGTCATCAGGAACTCTCTGCATTTATTTTGTAACTCCTAATTAATAAAATAGGGATTGCCCTGAATTATGAGCAATCCCCAAAAACTAATTATAATAACTATATATCACTCAAGAGTTACATTCAGAGTAACTTTAATTTCGTCTCCAGGGTTCTGAATTCTGTATGGACCATTTGTAAATCTTTCAGCGTAGAATACACTGTTCAATAGAGTTGCAGTTCCTGATCCATGGAATGCAGGAGACGTAGTAAACTCTCTATTTCCATTTACAGCATGAACTGTATAAGTAGAAGACGTAATACCCCAATTTGCGCCAGTTGTTGTTCCGCTTTGATTGCCTTCAATAAAGATAACATCGCCAACTGCAAGTGCATGATCAACTGCTGTACTAAGTTTGGAGAAACTAAATTGAACAGTAGATCCAGTAGCAACCTGAATGTTAGCGAGGAGAGGGCTATCCAGGAATACTTGTTTTGTAGATCTATCGACACCAACAACCTTTGCAGTCGTTGCAATACCTACGGTTTGTCCAGCAAGTGCTATATGAGTAACTGCCATACCAACTGTGATGTCATCAACACTTTGAGCGGCATCAATGGTGACATATCTGTTTCCAACAATACCAATTACTGGATTAGAATTTGTTCCCTTACTAATTGTAGTTCCAATACCAACAGTTGCAGCATCTTGAACACCAAGAAGAGCAACAGGCATATTATTTGCTCTTGCTAGATAATAACCATAAACATAATCAGCATTAGTATTTTGAGCAGAGTCTCCACTAAAAGTGAACGTCTGTTCAGGATAAGTTGCTGTAACAACTGTTCCTCCAGTTCCAGTTCTTCTAATTACCCAACGTGAACCGTTCAGAAGAATGCCAAACGCATTTGAATAATTCTGATCTGTTCTATTATTAATACAAGTAGCATAACCAGTAACTGGGGTTGTACCATATCCACAAACTGCAGCGGCGGCGCCTCCAGAATATGGTTCATAATATTTTGTTCTACTTGGCTCATCACCATCGGCAGGAACAGTATTTGAAGAATATAGTTTAAGAATTAAATTTCTTGGAGAAGTATCTTGAAGATCGGGCACATGATTGTTCGCGCCAATCAAATACCTTAAGGATTCTACTTCACCAATAGCTGGTACTAACAGTGCCATCTAAATTTCTCCTCTTTGGCTGCGTGTTAACTACATTTATTTATTATAATTTTAATTTAAACGAAATTAAGAATCTCGTAATATCCACAGAATAATTTACTACAAATTGTAAAATATCTCCAGCACGAATTGCAGTATCCCATCCCGTCAAAACATCATCAAATCCCTTATTTGTATTATTAATAGTGGGATAATTTCCTCCACAAATTGAAGTAAAATTCGGATAAGTTGAATAATCTGATTTTTTAATGTCAACCTGAAGAATTCCTGGATCATCAGATAAGATTTTCCAAGAATCAATCACTCCACTTACATCAATTGTCAAAAGACCTTTATCCCCAGAAGTCATTTGAACGTTTCCACTGTCAACAATAAAATTAACAGTTCTTGTTAGATCAGCAGTTGTAACTAATGCAATAATAAAGATATCATCAGTTGAAACTGGAGGATCACTAAAAATTATATTACTTCCAGAAACAACAAAATCTTCAGAAGGTTCTAAAAAATAATTATTTTTTCCAACTAATAATTGCTGATCATTAATTGGAGTATATGGAGTTCCGTCATCATATAAAGAAAAAGTTTTTCCAATTCCATTAAATCCACCAGAAATATCATCAAGAATAATATTGTTATACTGGAGTGATTTAGTCGGAATTTCGTAATTAACTCCAACACCATATTTTGTTGGTGCTGAAAGTGTAACTCTTTTTCTATTTTGCGAAATAGTTACATCATATTGTGTCATAGAGTTACTCCAGGATAAACTAAAATATTACCTTGAATAACTCTAGTTTTAATTGATTGTGGAGATGATAGTACAATATCATAAACATAACGTCCTTCTCTCAGAGAAGCAGTATCTGTTCTTCCCATTGAAATAGAAATTTCTCCCGCTAATCTATCAATAAAAGTAACATCAAATGGATATGATTTTGTAGAAGTGTAAGTCTTTCTCATTACACTTGCAGCATTATACCCCGTCAGATTAAGAGGTGAACCATCATCATTTCTGATGGTAAAGTCCACATCATAATCTGCTCCCTGTTCAACTATTAGATTGATGTTAATAGCAGACATTTAAAGTATTCTATTCCTTGTAAAGTATTTATACCTTAAGGAGTAAATGGTTTATCTTTACCTTGGGGAAGTTCAGGTGCTTTTGAAGATACTACTGGTTTATTATTTACATTCTTAATTACAATAAAAGCATCTGATTGATAAGTGATTGTTCCATATGGTTTTGCCCATTTTGGATTTGCATCTTCTGGTTGTTGAATACCACTTGCACAAACTCCACCAACATTTACTTCAAACTTATCTTCACCAGTCCATCCAAGATTTCTCATAACTTCAAAAACATCTTTCATGACGTAATTGAATTTTGATTCTTCTCTAGATTTACGGGCAAGATCATTAATCAATGCTTTGTGTAGATCATCAATATTCTTTCTTCCTGCTCGGAAATCATTTCCATAATCATCAAATTTTTTCTTTTCAATTTTAGACATAAAAAATGGAGAGAATGTTCCCTCCATTTTAACATTTTATTTAATTTTGGTCAAAGATTTTCTTCTTGTTCAGTCAGAATCACACAATCCGACTTGGGATATGCTACACAAAGAAGAGCAAATCCTTCTGCCATTTGATCGTCATCCAAGAAAGACTGCTCTTCATTGTCAATCTCACCAGAGATGACTTTGCCAGCGCAAGAAGAACATGCACCTGCTTTGCAGGAATAAGGAAGATCGACACCTGCTTCTTCTGCTGCTTCAAGAATGTATTGATCTTCAGGACACTGAATCACATTTTCAGTACCATCAGCAGCACGGAGAGTAATTGAGTAAGTCATAAGTAATTTAAAAACTCCAGATAATTATAAGCAAGAATAAAAAAATCCCCAACTTTTTTGTTAGGGATCTAAAATAAAACTTAGATCGTTTTACAGAGCGTTACCTCTTGGAAGAACCTCTTCAGGGAACACAAAGTTCTCATGTGGTTGATCTACTGGTGCCATCCAAGCACGAAGACCTTCATTGAGTAGAATGTTCTTTGTGTAGAAGGTTTCAAACTCAGGATCTTCTGCTGCTCTAATCTCCTGACTTACAAAATCATAAGCACGTAGATTAAGGGCAAGACCAATGATACCAATACTGGAAGTCCACAGACCCATGACAGGAACAAATAGCATGAAGAAATGAAGCCAACGCTTGTTACTAAAAGCAATACCGAAAATCTGTGACCAGAAGCGGTTTGCAGTAACCATTGAATACGTTTCTTCTTCCTGTGTGGGTTCAAAAGCTTTGAAAGTGTTTGCTTGGTCGCCATCTTCGAACAATGTATTCTCTACAGTTGCACCATGAATAGCACAGAGAAGAGCACCACCTAGGATACCTGCCACTCCCATCATATGGAAGGGGTTGAGGGTCCAGTTGTGGAAACCCTGAAGGAAAAGAAGGAACCTAAAGATTGCTGCCACACCAAAGGATGGTGCAAAGAACCAACTAGATTGTCCCAGTGGATACATCAGGAACACGCTGACAAATACAGCGATAGGACCAGAAAACGCAATCGCATTATAAGGACGGATACCTACCAGACGAGCAATTTCGAACTGGCGAAGCATAAACCCTATAAGAGCGAAGGCTCCGTGGAGTGCCACAAAAGGCCAGAGTCCCCCAAGTTGGCACCACCTGACGAAATCCCCCTGAGACTCTGGACCCCAAAGTAGAAG